AGCGTGGAACAGGAATTGATGCCTTCGTAGTTGGCGATCTAATTCGTTCATGGCACACTACATTGAACTCAGGAATTATCAATGGTGCTGGAACTAACGGAACTATCAAGGGTATTCGTGCCTCTGGTGGAAACGCAATCACCTTCACTGCAACAACTCCAACTGTTGCACTTCTATATCCAAAGTTGGCTGATGCGTTGCAGAAAGTTCAAAGCAATGTATTTACAACTCCAACACATTGGATTATGCACCCACGCCGCCTAGCATTCTTGCTAGCAGGCGTTGATGGTTCAAATCGCCCATTAGTAGTTCCATCAGCAAACGGCCCAATGAACGCCGTTGCAACAGGAGCAGGCACTGCACAATATGGAAACTCAGGTTATTCACTACTTGGATTACCAATTATTGCAGATGCTTCAGTTCAAACTACTTTAAGCACTGATCAAGATGAAATCTATTTGGTTGATTCACGCGAGATGCACCTATTCGAGCAACCAGGATCACCATTCTCACTTCGTTTTGAGGCAACAGGCGCAAGTAACCTAACTGTTAAAACAGTTGTTTATGGTTATGCAGCCTTCACCGCAGAACGCTATCCATTAGCCGCATCAATCATTAGCGGAACTGGTTTAGCAGCACCATCCTTCTAATTTAGAAGGCAATTAAGAACTGTTTAGGTGGCTTAACCTCCCCCGATTAAGCCACCTAAACTCCTAAGTAGTTCGGGGGAACTATGAAAAGCGCACATAAAGTAACAATAGGTTCTTGCGATTCAGGCCAAGTAAATGGTTCATTCGCATATACATTAATTCAATTAGCCCAATCAAGATCATCACGATTAGGGCCGTTTGTAAGAGTTAAAGGTTCAGGATTACTTTCTAAGATTCGTAATCAAATTGTTAAACAATTTTTAGATAATACAAAATCTGATTGGCTTCTAATGATAGATAGCGATCAGCAATTAGGCGTGGCAACTTTTGATAAGTTAATTGATACAGCCCACGATTTAGAACGCCCAGTTGTAGCAGGATTGGTATTCGCTGCTTTCAATGACGGTAAGAATGAATATCCAAAACCAGTTCCAGCGATATTCCAAGATGCGCCAGAGGGATTCTTACCTCTCTATAAATATGATGAAAACAAAGTTTTTGAAATAGATGCCGCAGGTACAGGTTGCCTTTTAATTCATCGCAGTGTTTTAGAAAAGATGCGTGAAACAGCCGATCCTAGTATGGGTAAAAATTGGTGTTGGTTTTGGGATGGCCCAGTAAATGGTGAATGGATAGGTGAGGATTTACTTTTTAGCCGTCGCATTCGCTCCCTTGGATTTCCAATATATGTACACACAGGCGCAATTTTGCCCCATCAAAAATCATATTGGCTAGATGATAGGCACCATAAATCATGGAAAGATTAAAAAAGATTTTTAAAAAAAGAACTAAACCTAGAGAAACGGCTACTGCCCAGCCGCAACTTGAAAGAGCAATTTTACCTAAAGCGGAAAGAAGGATAAAGCGTGGCGATCACTAATGGTTACTGCACACTTGCTGAATTAAAAGCATCTTTAAATATTACAGATTCAGTTGATGATACCGCTTTAGAAGCAGCGATTACTTCTGCTAGTAGAATGATTGATGATTATACTGAGCGCTTCTTTTATGTTAATGGCACTACTCAATCCACAGTAACTCGCTATTACACTCCAGTTGATGCCTACACGGTAAATATTGATGATGTAATAACAGTTAGTGAAGTTGCTACTGATGATAACTTTGATCGCACTTATGGAACTGTATGGGCAACTAGCGATTATATGGTTGAGCCAATTAACAACCCAATTAAATCTTGGCCTTACAATAGAGTTTTAGCAATTGGTAGTTATATCTTTCCATATCAACTACCTCAATCACTTCGAATTAAAGGTATCTGGGGATTCTCAGCAATACCACCTGAAGTTAATATGGCAACTTTGATTCAATCATCACGCTTATTTGGGCGTAGGCAATCTCCCTTCGGAATTGCAGGTAGCCCTGAAATGGGAACTGTTAGATTATATTCTCGCCTCGATGCTGATGTTGAAGTGTTGCTTCGCCCATTCCGCAAGAATGGCGGTTTGGCTAAGTGATTCCAAGTAATGTTAGAGATGGTTTAAAAACTCGCCTTCAAACAATTAGTGGGCTTAGAGTTTATGATTTAATTCCAGATACAGTAACACCACCAGCAGCGATAGTTGGGCAACTAGATTTCACCTTCGATTTAAACAATGCGCGAGGTTTAGACCAAGCAAATTGCGATATTCTGGTGATTGTTCAACGCCTATCGGAACGAGTAGCCCAAGATAAGTTAGATGCTTTTCTAGCAGGAACAGGTGCTGGCTCAATAAAAACTGCAATTGAAGGTGATAGAACTTTAGGTGGTGCAGTAAACACCCTTAGAGTTATTAGCGCTGAAGGCGGTACTTATGATTCTGCTGGCTCTTTGTTTTTATCTTATAGATACCGCGTAACACTTTATGGATAAGGAAAAAAAATGTCTTATGTAATTACTTCAGAATTAAAAGTTTGTAACAAAATTAAAGGTGATACAATCACAGAAAAAGAATTGCTTAATGCAGGAGCCAACATCGAAGCACTAATTGCTGGCGATCACATTAAGGCAAGTGGGGGAACAACCAAACCAGCAATCCAAGAAGGAGCCAACAAATGGCAAGAATAGTTCTAACAAATGCGCAGATTACGATAAATGCAGTTGATTTATCTGATCACATCGCAAGCGTAACTTTAAGTACATCTAATGATGTCGTAGATACAACAGGGTTTTCATCAACTGCGGCAAGAACTCGCGTTGCTGGTTTGTCTGATAATTCCCTAACTCTTGAGTTTCATCAAGATTTTGCAACATCAAATGTAGAAGCAACAATTTTTCCACTAATTGGAACTAATACAACAGTTGTTGTAAAACCAACTTCATCAGCAGTTAGCGCAACAAACCCTTCCTATACATGCACTGCGGCAGTAGTAGAATGGCAACCACTTTCAGGTGCAGTTGGCGAATTAGCCACCGCATCCGTTACTTGGCCAATCTCTGGCGCAATTACTAAGGCGGTTTAATAATGGCAAGAATAGTACTAACTAACGCATCTGTTACTTTTGCAAGTACAGATATTTCATCTTTCGTGAGTTCTGTAACTTTAAGTACTTCACTAGATGTTGTAGATACAACATCTTTTGGAAATACTGCAAGAACTCGCGTAGCAGGATTAGCAGATAATCAGATAACAATTGAATTTTTCCAGGATTTTGCTTCTGGACAACTTGAATCAGTTGTTTTCCCTACAATTGGAACTTCTGCTGCAATGGTAATTAAGCCAGTAGCAGGAAGTACAACTGCAACCAATCCGCAGTACGCATTCAACGCGCTAGTAGCAGAATGGCAGCCACTATCTGGTGCCGTCGGTGAACTAGCAACAGCAAGTGTTACCTGGCCAATATCAGGTGCAATAACAAAAACAACCACATAACTAACTAGGGGGAAATAAAATGGATGGATTATCACTAAAGATCAAAACTAGCGATGGTGTAGATAGCGTGTTTTCATTACGCCCACGCACCATCGTTGCTTTTGAGCAAAAGTTCGGCAAGGGATTAGCAAAGTTATTTGCAGAGGATCAGAAAATGGAGCATATCTATTTTCTAGCCTGGCAATCTCTAAAAGATAATGGGCGAGTTGTAAAACCTTTTGGCCCTGAATTTTTAGATACGCTTGAGTCCGTCGAAATGATCAGCGACCCAAATTCAGAATCCACCGCGATAGCCTAACTTTTACATTAGCAATGTTGGCGGTGGAGTACTCAATATCTCCAAATGAATTACTAGATGCACCCGACGGCATCTTAGAAGCAATGCTCGCCTATCTAAAAGAAAAAGCAAAGGCAAACAAAAATGGCCGATGAGATAATTGTTTTAACAGGTATCAAAGAAACTGTTGATGCCTTAAAAGAATTTGATAAGGCGGCGGCTAGAAAATTCAATAAAGTAATCAATGATGAATTAACTAGGGCTGAGAAATCAGCAGATAACTTAGTTGTTCAATTTACTAATCCTGCTTATGGAACTCCGATGCGTGGCTGGCGTAAAACATCAGCCACTAATCCTAGAACTCGCGGTGGCGCTGGTTGGCCTGCTTGGGATGTTAGTGAAATTCAATCAGGCATAACCAAAAGCAGAGCGCAGGGTAAAGTTCGCGGTGATTACACCACTAGCGCAGGTGCGTTAGTTAATAAGAGCGCGGCTGGTGCAATATTTGAAGTTGCAGGCAGGCGTGGCAACGCATCACGAAATCAATTTATTAGATATTTAAGCAATTCATTTGGCAAAGCCTCACGCCTTATTTGGGCAGTTGTTGATAAAGATAAAGATGCAATTCAAAAGCGAGTTGCAGCAGCCCTAGAGGATGCTAAAAAAACATTACAAACTAATTTAAACAGTAGGAGTTGATATGGCCGTTGGCGCAATTATTGCTCGGATTATCACCCAGTATTCTGCCAAAGGTTCAAAGGCTGCTCAAAAAGA